GATCAAGGAAGAGGCCAGCATCATCAAGACGAAATTCGCTCATTGGGGGCCTCCTATCAGGTGTCAGCGGTGAGGGTGAAGTCAGGGCCGTTCAGCTCCAGCAGGGCAATGCCAGCAGCAGTGGTCTTGGACACCCAACGGGCACCAGACAGAACAGCAGTTTTGCCAGAAGCGGCAGTAGCGGCAAAACGACCAGCGAAAGAGCCGGAAGTGACGCCAGTGTCAGCAGTGTGATACACGCGAACAGCATCGGTCAGGTCAACCGCTTCGACGCAATACACGGCAACAACGCCCTTAGACAGAACATTGACAGCCTGGTCATCCTTCACGCCAGAGCGGCTGTTGGAATCAGTGGCGGTCTCGTCCACATAGGTGAGAGCGTTAATGCCCACTGCAGTGTCAGAAGCGGCGGCGATGGTCTTGGCAGAGTTGCCAACAGTACCGGCGGTGTTAACAACCACGAGGTTGCCGTAAGCCAGCACAGCGCCAGTTTCGTTCACGAAGGAAGAAACGTTGTTGTCAGCGATGTCAGCGAACTGGCCTTCCAGAGCAGCAGTCAGTTCCAGAGCGTAGGTGGACTGAACGCCACCAGCAGAACCAGCGCTAGTGGTGAAAGTAACGGCCATGATTACTTAGCCTCCTTGGAGATGGAAAGGGGAGCCTTCCAAGCGTTCTGCAGCTTGTCCATGTAGGAGCTAGGAGCAGAAGCCGGAGCGGCGGCAGCGGCAACAGCCTTGCGAAGATCCTCAGTGGAATCAACGTGAGCAGCAGCCGTTTCAGCAATGGTGTCAAACATTGCCAGGACGTAGTCGTCGGAACGACCATCCAGTTCGACGGAATCACCGCGAACAGTCTTGATGGCATCAACCATCACTTCACGATCAGCCTTGCCAGCGAATGCATATTCAGCATCCAGGACAGGCTTGGCCTTCTCGATCAGAGCCAGACGCTCAGCAACGATGGAATCAACGTTGACTTGCTTGGCTTCTTCCAGTTCGGCCTTGAGGCTATCGACTTGCTCCTGAAGCGCATCAGAGCGACCTTCCAGAGAATCTTCCTTCTCCTTCATGCCGTGCTCCATGTCGGCCATCTTGGCCTTCATGTCTTCAGCTTCTTTCATGAGCTTGTCATACTTCATCTTCATGTCCTTGTAGGACATGCTGGCGTCGTCTCGTTCTTTGGTGATCGCCAGAGCAACGCTCTCACTCACCTCAAACTCAGCGCCATCAAAAACGATCTTGGCAGACATAGTTTGGTCTTCCTCTGTAGAGAAAAGGTATGGATCAGCAGCATCTTGACGATCCAAGTGCAGCTTTACTTGCGGGCCAGCACGGCCCCGACGAACAATAGCGACATGATTACCCGAAATCTCTGTTTGGATGCCGTTGTAATGCTCGCCGCTGTCGGTTACGCCAGGAGTCGGATCGTAATTAACCCGATACCCCGCGCTCACCTCACGAACATCGCCATGCATAATCTTCTCGATCACATCTCGATCAGTGACGGTCATGACGGCACGAACAAAGCCGTTGTCATAAACAATCTCTGAACCAGTGAAACCGATCTGATAATCCTTGGTGTTCTCACTGTCCAAAAGGGCAGGAGGATGTTCCATGGTGATAGCTTTGCCCGCAAATGAGGCCAAGCTTTCAGGAGACGCCACCTCTGACTCAGGACGGAATTCCTTCCGGATTGAGCCATCAGCATCGGTGTAATGCTGGATGCCAGTACGAGCTATAGAAGCCCACACCCGAAGATAGCCTTCCGGCGTAAGCTCATACTTCTCGATAGGCGAGAAATCGTACCGACAACATGTGGTGCTCATATTGGTACTGTACTCGATGCAATTGGCTATGCTAATTGATATTATGCTAGAGCGCATAGCTTTTCATGAAGACCACCAAAGTTGTCGCCCCAGCGCTCTCCTGTCTTGAGGCCAGACAACTTATAGGTTCTCGCATGCGCGAAGCGCGGCAAAATTGCGGCTTAAGCCAGCAGGATGTTGCCGATGTCCTGTTCTGCGATCAAGCAACAATTTCACGAATGGAGCGCGGCATCGTGTCTCCTGACACCGCGCAGATTCGCGTCATGAGCGGCTTATTTCAGCTCAGCGTTCTTTGGTTAATGGGCTACCCCAGTTTCGTTGTTCACGCGACGACGAGACGTTAGTCCTCGTCGTCCTCGTCACGAAGATCAGACAGCGCCTCCTCAATCCCTTCCATCACATAAGCCTTAGCCATTGCAACAGCCTCGAACAGAAGGAATTTCGCTGGCTCGAACATCTCGTCAGCAGTCTCGTAGGCGCTCAACACATATTCGTGGGTTTCCTCAAGGCGACCATTGCGGAAAACATGCTTGTGAACATACTCCCAACGAGTGGTGTTTCGATGGGCATTGCGAGACAAGATTTGACAAGCCTCAAGGATGCTGATGCCGTCCTCTTCCCTCACGAGTTTCACCTCATCCATCACTGTTCCTTGCGGCTTTCAATCATTTTAAGAGTGCGAGAAGCCCATGCTCTACCTGGATCTCCGCCCCACAGCAACCAGGCGATGTAACCAGCATCGTCTTCGCCTCCGCTCTTGTTTTTCTCATGGCGCGAGAAAAACGCCGACATCTGCCGCAAAGTCTTTTCGCTGACATTCTTGCCATTTGCCAAGCTCGTGGCACGCGCAACACCGCTGCCAATCCCTTGCTTTCCAGCTTCTTGAGTAGTCAAGCCACCCTTGCCATGCTTCTTTCGCAGCTCAAGGCCGCGACGAGCTGCTGCCTGCACTGCCTTCGGAGGGGCGAACCCTTCTGCGTCGCCCCTCAGCTCTTTTTTGATTTGCGCTTCCGCAGTTCACGCAGATAGCCACGGCAGCGAGCCTCACCAGGCCCCATCATCTCATCAATGTAACCAGCTACATAATCGTCACTTTTACCTTCAGTAGAGGCACCCGCTTCGCTCATGGCAATCGCCATTGCTTGACGCGGATCCTTCACCTCTTCGCCAGAGCTGCTTTTGAGAGTTCCTGCTTCAAATTCGCGCATAACCTTGCGAATTTTCTTCTGGCGCTCAGTCATAGCTTGATTCCAGTCACAACTTAATAAATCTTAAGTTATGCGGGCTCCACAAGGAGACAGTCAAAGTTCTTCGATGCCCAAAACAAACCAAGCTGTTTTCCTGCTGTGTATTCATACAACACACGAAAGCCTTGCTCCTTCAAGAACTCAGCCAATTTCTCCATCGAAAGACGCCCCTTGAAATCTTCAAGAAACTCAGGCGTGTTCTCCTCAAACATAAAGACACCCATCCCTTCCGTTCCCACGCCATTGTGGAACTCTCCAACAATCGTTTCGATCTGATCGAGCTTGGTGCAAGTGTAGAGAGCAGGAAACTCCGCACCTTCCGCGTCAATCTTGAGCCAATTCGCGTTGTGCTCTTCAATAGCGTCATCCAGAGAAATGGAAGGCACAACCTCTCCGAGACCAGTAACGCTACAACCACCCCCGGAATTAGGAGCATGATCACTCGGCTCAAAACGCACCTCCACTTGTTTGTCACTGCGAGACACTGCAGCGCGAATCACTTCAGCCTTGCCAGCAACACCTGCAAGATTTGACGCCGCAAGCTCGTAGTTTTCTTGACTGGGCTCAAACGACACCACCTTCTCCGCGTTGCAACGCAGAGCCTTCAATGCGAAACATCCAATGTGACCGCCAACGTCAAGAATGCGCTTGCCAGACAGATCGCCCAGCTCATATTCGTTCTGACGAACAACGAAATCGAAAATTGAAGCGTCGTAGGTGTTTTCGCGAAAATGAAAGTTCATGATCAAGCCTCCTGGATTTTGCGCTTGCGAGGAGCCTTGGGCGCCGCCACAAGGGTGCGATTGACGATCTTCAAGAAAGCTTCCCCAATAACGTCCCAATGATAAGCATCCTGCTGCGTCATTTCATGACACCATTGGGAGACTTTCTGAAGATCCTCTCGGTTGTGATAGTAATGATTGAGGATGTCGGCCAGCCCCTCTGGGGAGGGCTGGCCTCTATCTAAGCCGTAATTGCGATCCACCTCCCAGCTCTCCACTGGAATGCGAGGAATACCTGAGAAGATTTCCTTCATAGAAGTGTGGTCAGGCACAATCTGGGCAACACCAGCAGCGGCCTGTTCAAAGTTGACAAGCCCCCAGCCTTCACCAATGCAAGTGTTAACGCCAACATCCGCACAGTTGTAGGCCACATTCAGCTCCTTCAACGGCAGGCACCGAGTCACGTCAAACTCGCGAGCCGTCAACACCAGGCGACCTTCGGAATCGACGCCATAGTCACGAGCCATGCGCTTGAACAATGGAATGATGTCCCAACCCTGATCCTTGGTGCCCATGTGCAGCCAAAGCTTGGCATCAGGCTTGTCTTTCGCAAACTCCATGAAGCCACGAATCGTCAAATCAATGCGCTTCCGAGGCTGGTTGCGATTGCCATTGAAAACAATGAAATCTTCGGGCTCAAGATTGAAGCTCTTACGAGCCTCCATCTTGTCCATCTTGAAAAAGTGCTCACGGTTGATCCCATGAGGCACTACGTCACAAGGCAGTTCGCAGCCAGCCTTTCGCACTTCCTCCAAGCCGAACTGAGTGTAGGTGCCCATGCCGTCCCACTCCTCAGCCGCCTTAAACACCTCAGGGAAGAATCCCGAGCTGTCCACAGGAAAGTATCCATACCATTTGAAGCCCAACTCCTCCTTGAGGCGCTTAGCAGGCTCCCAGAGCTTGTTGATAATCCAGATATCATTCACCGCAAACACAATGTCC